CACCTTGAGGCTGTCGCCTCCGGGGAGTGCGATGCGGACCATCTTGCCGCTCTCGAAGAGCTGGACAAGCTTGGCGATCTTGCTGGGCACGAGAGCTCCTTGGGAGTGGGGAGTGTCTGTGGAGGGGCTGACCCGCCTCGGCTCGGGGTGGAACGAGGCGGGTCAGCGTCGTTGATCAGGAGTCGTAGACGTAGAGCAGACCCTGGTCGGACTGGAACTGGACCTGCAGGTCGAGCTTCTGCTGGACCCGGCCCTGGTAGCCGGGCACCGTGAAGCGGGCGTCCGGGACGTGGATGCGCTTGAGCACGCGTCCGTCGGCGGGGTTGCGGATGGCGATCTGCAGGTCGAGCGTGACGCCGTCACCGACACCGGCCGCGCGGTGCGTGGTCAGGGCGTCGGAGTTGTTGCCGAAGTCGTTGACGAGCGCCATGATCGCGGCGACGTCACGAGGACGGAACGTGATGGAGCCGGACACCTGCGGGACGTCGAAGTCGGAGTCGACGTAGTGGCTGTTGCCCATCTCCTCGTCGTTCTGGATCGTCACGCGCCAGTCAGCGTTGGCCGACTGGACGCCGTGGCGCCACGTCCCGATGGCGGTCGCCGGGGCCGTGCCGACCGGGTGGGCCGGGCCGATGTAGACGTCGATGTCCTTGCCACGGACGGCCGCCGGCTTGGTCGTCGGGGCGTAGACGGAAACGGCCGTTCCCGACGCGTGCGCGGCGACGAGCGCCGAGGCCAGCGTGAGGTGGGTCGCGTCCGGCACGGCCGAGACGACGGCGAGCTCACCGGCGGTACCAGTGCCGAGGATGATCGTGTTGCCCGCCGCGAAGCCGGTGCTCGAGGTGACCGTGACGCTGGTGGCGCCGATGGACGCGCTCGCCGTGCTCGTGGTGCCGACGCCCGACACGAGAGCGTGGACGCTCTGCGGGAAGGACTCGATGGCCGGCGAGTGGTACGACACGGCAACAACGTCCGTTGCCGCCACCGCGTCGACGAGGGTGATCGTGACGGACGCGGCGCCGGCGGTGACCGTGCCGACGGCCTCGGTGTAGTCGACGCCGTACGTCAGACGCTTCTCACCTGCGGTGATGGCCAGCGTGTAGCGGAGCTGGCCACCCTCCATGAGGCCGTAGGCGTCCTCGTCGAGGGTGATCGTCTGGCCAGCGGTGCCACTGCCGGCGACCTCCTGGATGTACGTCGAGCCGTTCGAGTAGTAGAGCGTGTCGCCACGCAGGGTGGCCGTCTGGCGAGCGTTCGTGGTGCCGACGCCGAAGGCGTAGGACATCTGCTCGAGGCGGAGGCACGGGATGGAGGCCGAGCCGTCGACGTCGTACGGGGCCGCCGCGTTCAGGCCGGGCTTGAAGGCCGACTTGAGGTTGACGTACTTCGCCGTGGCGAGGTCGTACGAGTGGGTGGTTCCGACGGGCTTCCGGAGGAGGAAGGCTTCCATCTCCGGGGTGACGTCGAAGCTCTCGAGGGAGAACGAGAGGTCGGGGACTCCGGAGACCTGTGCGACCGAGCGGTAGTTGCCCAGCTCGTAGACGGTCTCGCGGGGGATGTTGACATTGCCAGGACCAGCGGTCTGCAGACGGTCCAGGAGCACCTGGTCGTTTGCGACGTGGATGATCTGGCCGCCCTTGACTGCCATGGGCTGACTCCTTCACGGTCGGGGCGGCCAGTCGACCACCTCTGCACCGTGGTCGGACGCCCTGCCGGAGAACTGACCTACGGCGCCTGCCCGCCGCGGGTGTTGCGCGGGAAGCGGTTCTCGGCGTTGGCAGTGGCCTCGACGAGAGCGTTCGTCGCCGGCCGGTGGCGGTGGTTGCGCATCTCCGCGACGACCATGGCCTGGTATGCCATGGCGATGCGCTCGTTGGCCTCGCGGAGGGCGGCCTGCCAGGTGCCGTTGACGAACCGGCCGTACGAGTCACGGATGAGGCTCTGGACGACAACGTTCGCTACCTGCACCCGGATGGCCGTGTCGAAGGGCTCGTACTTCTTGAGGTCAGCCGTACGGCGCTCAGCCACGGCCCGGCCGGTGCGGGCGGTACCGCTCGAGTTGTCGAACGCCTGGATCTTGCGGAGCTGCTGCAGCACCTTGGTGTCACCCGAGAAGGCGAAGCCGAGCGCCTCGCGCATGGCCTTGGCCTGCATGGCGGGAAGCGTGGGCTTGAACTTGGCCATCGCCTTCCCGTAGTAGTTGGCACCCTCGACCGGCTTCTTGATGACGCCGTAGACGAAGGGGATCTGGTTCGGCCGGGTAGCGCCCGTGAGGTACCAGTGGAGCAGGGCCCGGCGCGCGCGCTTGAAGTCCGAGGGGGTCAGCCAGGTCTTGGTCTTCACCTCGACCGGGCCGGTGGCCTTGCCCCGGCCGCCGAACCTCTTGGCGTCCTCGCCGGCGATCCACTGGCGCCGGTAGGTCTTGACGTAGCTCACCTTGAGCTGGTCCATGTTCCGACCCTTGCCGTCCCCGAGGTAGCGCATGATCGCCACCCGGGCCGGGCCGAGCATGTTCTGCTCGCGGTTGCGGAAGTAGGGCGCGAACGCCTGGTTGTTGCGGCCCGGGGTGAACTGCGTGTCAGCGGCATCCCAGTCCGGCCTCGGATAGTCACCCCAGAGGCCGGCGATGCCCTGGTCCTGCCACGGCCACTTCGTCGCGCCCGAGCCTTCCTCGATGACGCGCCAGTACCGCTCGGTCGGGTTCTTGCCCGGGTCATTGAGGAACTCGAGGATGCCGACCGCCCAGCCGATCTGGCCGGCGTAGTTGGACCCGCCCTTCTTGGCCACGGCCCCTCCTACGGGTTGAAGGTGTGGAAGGCGGTGAGCTTCACGACGGCCCAGTTGCGCTGGTCGAGCGACTCCGGGAACTCGGTGATGACGTCCTGGTACTCCACGAGGTGGCCGGGCAGGGCCGGGGCGCCCGCCTGCGAGAAGTCCGGCAGGGCGATGGCGCTCTTGCCGTGGCGGTCGGTGAAGCACCCCCGGACGTCGTGCGCGAGCTGCTTGGCGATGGAGAGGTTCTCGCCGTAGATGTCCACGAAGAAGGTGTGGGTCTGCGCCTGCAGGCCGTCTCCGAGCTGCAGCACGTCGTCGTTGGGCATCATGCCCTCGGAGAAGCCGATCGAGTTCTTGGTGAGCGGGTCGATCTTGACCTTGGGGTCACCCTGCTCGGTGATGGTCGGCATGACGGTGGCCTGGAACGGGAGCCGGCCGAGGAGCACGCCGTCCCACCCGAGCGGGCCCATGAGGGTGTCGCGCACCGTGGTGAACGCCAGCATCGTCACCATGCGCTCTTGGCCACGGACGTAGGCCATCAGTACGTGTAGCCCCACCCGACCGCCACGCGGTCGCAGTACTGGTCGATCGTGTAGACGCCGCTGGACGGCCCGCCAACGCCCGTTGCCATCTGGGTGATGCGGTCCCGGCGGGCCCGGAGCTGCTTGAGGATCTCGGTGAGCACGCTGGCGGAGTGCTCGGTCTCGTACTTGACCGGCCCGGCCTGGTAGCGCGAGGCCGTGGTCATGTTCATGATCTTCTGCACGAGGATCCGCTCGCCGGCGATCATGACGACGAACGCCTGGCCGCCGGGCGAGAGGTCGGGGGTGACCGTCTCGTTGTCGACGTCGAGCACGCTGGTGGGGAAGTAGCCCTCGAGCTGGGCCTGGGAGAAGGCGTCCATGAGGTAGCCGACGAGCGTCGTGTCCGTCACGCCCGGGTAGACGATGGCGAACTGACCGGGCTCAGCGATCTCGCGCTTGAGCGCGGGCACCAGATCTGAGAGGTCTGTCATGGCCCGTTGTCGGCTGGCCCGGACACGAACCGACCCCCACCGGGGTCGAGTCCGATGGGGGCCGGCGTGGAGGGGAGATCAGCTCAGGGTCTCACCGTCACCGGTCAGCGAGGGCTGCGCAGCGCCCTTGGCGTAGCGCTCCTTGATGACCTCGTCGAGCACGGTGATCTTCTGGTGGGAGACGTCCATGGCGACGGCCGTCTCGTGGATGCGCCGGATCGGGACCTCTTCGTACTGGCGCAGGGCCGCCTCGAACTTGTCGAGCGGGAGGTCGAGCAGGTCGACGATCTGCTCGGTGCTGATGGCCTGGACGGAGGCCGTGTTCGGGTCGGCCTGCTGGTCGAGGTCCACCCGGGTGAAGGTGCCGTTGCGGAACGGGTCGAGCGCCGGGTCCACGATCATCCGCTGGGTGTCGAGACGGTCGGCCGTCTTGATGATGAACTCGTAGCCCTTGCGGTTCGGGCCGACCTTGAACTCCTTGCCGATCGAGTCGCCGTAGCGGGTCTTGCCCTCGATCTCCATGTAGACCGTGGCGTCGGTCTGCATCTTCCACAGCTCCTGGCCGGACTCGGGAGTGAGGCCCTGGGGAGCAACGGTCGTTGTCGTCATGCGTGGTGGTCCTTTCAGCGGAGGGTGAGTTCCCTCTCGACAGAGTAGCGACAACCCCCCCGATCCCGAAGGACCGAGGGGGTTGTCTTGCGAGGAACTCGACCCGCAGGCCGAGGTTACCTCACGGGGTGATCGTGCCGTCGACCAGGCGGACAGCCTGCTCGGGGTGGTGGACGAGTCCACCGAAGTCACGACGGGCCCGGTAGTGCCGGTAGTCGACCGTGTTCTCGTCCCACTGCTTGACCTGCAGGCCACCGTAGAGCGCGAACTTGCCGACGTCGCCGCCGAAGACCCACAGCTCGTTGGCGGGGACGAAGGCGACGTCCTCCTCGTCACGGTAGTTGTGCAGCGTGACGACCGAGGCACCACGGTAGGTGCCGAGCCGGCCCTTGAGGCGGATCTCGGAGACGGCCTCGGGGTCGAAGCCGAACGAGAAGTCGCTGATCTTGTCGGTCACCTGGGCGCGGCCGAGGATGGTCACGGGGACCATGCCCTGGCTGTCCGGGCGCACCTTGTCCTTGACGGTGGCGATCGCCGCGTTGACCTGGGCCTGCGTGATGCCCGTGGTCGCGTTGACGTAGTTGGCCGCCGTGGACGGGACCGCTGCCTGCATGAGCTGCAGGACGCGGCGGTGGACCTCACCCTCGAGGCGCGCGCGCCCGAGCGTGACGAGCGACTCGATCGTGTCCGCGAAGTTCGCACGGAGCTTGTCGATGTGCTCGGAGACGTGGAAGCCCATGGTGTCGCGGGGGAGCTCCCAGAGCTCGTCCCGGATCTGGGACTCCTCGATGTAGCCGCCGCGCGAGGTGTAGAACACCTTGAGGCCACGGCGCTCGCGGACGGTCACTCGGTCGAACTCGCCGACCGTGCTGACGTTGAGGTACGTCGGGAAGAGCGACTCCGACACGAAGCCGTAGTCCACCACCGAGGTGATGTCTGCGGCGACCTGACGGTGGAACTCCGGGTCGTTCCAGTCCGCCCCACGAGCACGGGCGTTCAGGGCGTCCCGGGCCTCGTTGTAGGCCTTGACGGTCTCGGGCGTCTGGGCCCAAGGTGCCACACCGGAACCCGCTCGGTTGCTGGCGAGGGAAGCGATGGCGCTGGTCATGTTGATTCCCTCCAATCAGCGAAGCACGACGGCTTCGAGGTAGGTGTTCGCGGCGTCGATCTTGGTGATCTTCATCGCGGCCGTCGCAAGGACGCCCTCGACGTACTTCGTGCCGTCCCACTTGATGTAGTCCCCGAGCACGAGGCCCGTGAAGTCCACCATGGTGACGGCGGCGATGACGCGACCGTCGGCGCGGGTCGAGCTGGCCGTGTTCCGGAACCAGACCTTGAGGCCGGGGCCGGTCCAGATGGCCGAACGGGTGTTGTTCTTCGCCACGCCCAGGCGGGACGAGAACGAGTCGAAGCCCGCGTCGTCGTTGCCGTAGACGGAGTTGAAGTGCGCCTCCTCCTGGATCAGGAGGCCGGTCACACCGGGCTCGCCGGGGCTGTCGGCGACGGCTGCCTTGAGGAAACCGTCGGCGGCTGCGTCCTGCGAGACCCACATGCCCTGACGGAACGTCCCCGTCGTGGGGGTCTTGAGGCGACCCTCGCGGGTGGCCATCGTCTCGTCGGAGCGGCGGAAACCGAAGTTCAGGCCGTAGTTGCTTGCCATGTGATCCGTGCCTCCTTTCAGGCAGTCTGGCCGGCACGGGCGCCGAAGAGCGCCATGACCGTTCCGGCCGGCTTGGTTGCGGCGTCGCCTCCGGGCTTGAAGGCGGCCGTGGCGCGAGTCTCGTCGGTGACCTTCTCGCCCTCGACGACCTTCTCGCCCTCGACCTTCTCGACGGGAGTCGTGGAGGTCTTGACCTTCTCGGCCACCTCACGCATCTCGCCCAGGTAGGTCGCGTAGTCCTCGTCGCTCATGGCGGCGACGCGGTTCACGCGGTCCTCCGTGAGCTCGAGGTACGGGTTGGCTGCGGCGAGCTCGGTCTTGCGCGCCTCGGCACGCTCGGCGACCTGCCGCTTGTTCTCCTCGTCCGCCTTGTAGGCCGCGAAGGCCTCCTCGGCGGCGGTGGCACGCTGCTCGGCGGCGGCCTTCTCCGTCTCGAGCGTGTCGACCTTGGTCTGCAGCTCGGACTTCTGCGTCTCGAGCGCCGCCTTCTGAGCAGTGAGCTCGGCGGTCTCGCGCGTGACGTTGTCATTCACCAGCGCGTACGCCTCACCCTCGGTGAAGGTGCGCCCGGTGGTGGCGATGTCAGCCATGTACCCTCCTCGGCTACGACGCCGGCAGAGTTGTTCCGGCTTGGTGCCCCTATCGGCACGAGCGTCCGGAATCTGACAACGGGCGTTACCGGATGGTCTCTGGGCCCATCAGCGCAGCCACCACGCGTACGGCGTCCTCGTCGCTGGCGCCGGAGAAGGCGGCCGCGTTGCGCTCGACGAGAGCCTCGGCCTTGGGCATGAGCACGCGCGCCTCGGCGTTGGCCCAGCCCGGCTCGGTCGGCGGCACGATGATGCCGGCGCCCTCGAAGATCGGGTCGACGAATCGACGGACGCCACCGGCCTTCATGTGCTCGCAGCGAGAGGTCTCCTGCGTCTTCATGTAGGGCTTGTACTCCACGCTGTGGCCGCAGCCGTCTTCCATGCACGCGACCTCGCGGGAGACGCACTCCATGCTGAACCAGAGCCGGCCGTTCTCCGAGGCGTCCCGGATGGCGCCGGTCTCCTCCCGGGCGATCCACGGCCACAGGGCGCCGAGCGCCGCGATGTGGCTGCCCACGCCGGACTCGGCCGCCGCCTCGCGCTCGACCGGGACGTACTCGCTGTAGGCCAGGGCCCCGATGATGTGGCGCTCCTGGTGCAGCCAGTTGATCGGGCCGTGGTCGACGGTCGGCTGGCCGAGCTGCAGGTCGTCGGCGGACCAGTAGGCCATGTTCCGGTTGGCCCGCTCGGCCTCGACGTAGCGACCGGCGATCCAGAGGTTGGCGCTCTGGGCCTCGCGCTTCGTGCTCGCCAGGGCCGCGAGCGTGGCCGGCAGGTCGTCCATCGTGTCGACGCGGCCGCGCGTGGCCAGCACGATCCGGTCGCCGATGTTGGCGACGAAGGCCACCTCCTTCTCGGCAACGACCGCTGCCGTCTGGGGAGCCGGGATCTGCAGGCGCCCGGACGGCATACCGATCGGGTGGGACGAGTCGTGCAGCGTGCCGTTGCAGGCCACGCACCGGATGTTCTCGGCCAGGCCCCGGCTCAGCACGTACGGGTGCGAGCGGGTGTAGGTCGGGCTGAGGGACTTGGGCGCCTCGCTGGCGGCCATCGTCGCGTAGGACGACACGAGCGCCCCGGGTGACGGGGTGACGTGGAGCTGGTTGCTCGCCGGCATACCGCACTGGCCGCAGGGCGGCAGGCCATCGGGCCAGACGAAGCCGTGGGGGGAGTAGATGCCGCTCATGTCGTCGTCTTCTTCCTCGTGCCGCTGGACGTGTTGCCCTTGTCGTTGACGTTCGTCTTCGTCGGGTTCTGGGCGGTCTTGCCGGCGCCATCAGCCGGGCGACCGCCGGCAGCCCCGTTGCCCCCCTGAGCCGCCGGCGGAGCGCCACCTGGGCCAGCGGCCGAGAAGGGAACCTGGGTCTGGAAGATGTCGTCGTAGAGCAGTTCCTCGAGCTCCCGGCGCATCGCCTCGGCGCCCTGGTCGAAGCCGAAGAACTCGAGCGTGCTCTCGCGGCTGATCTCCTTCTGGGTGCGCAGGGCCATGATCTGCTGGGCCAGCGCCGCGACGTCGCCCACCTGGATCGTGCTCGGCGTGAAGGACAGCGACGGGGCACCACCCTCGAAGAGCCCCGCGTTCTTGGGGTGGTTGACCACGGCGCGCGCGATCTCTGCCTCGAGGAAGCGCTTGAGCATGTGCCGGCGGCCCTGCAGGGTGAGCTGCGTGCTGCGGCCGAGCTCGAACTTGAAGCCGCCCGAGCCCGTGCTGTTGGGCAGGCCCGACAACAGGCGTTGCACGATGCGCGCGTCGATGAGGTCGTACTTCGTCTGGTCGAGCGTGTAGTCCTGCTTCGGGGTGATGATCTCGATCTCGAGGCGGTGGTCCGAGAAGATGACCGGCACCTTGGCCAGCGTCTTGAAGCCGGCCTGCAGGTTCTCGATCTCGCCCTGCTGGGCCGGGCGGTCCTTGTCGCCCTTCTTCACCAGGAGGATGTAGTTGGCCGCGCCGACGAGCGCCACCCGGTCGGCGGCCATGAGCTGGAGCTTCATGTCGATGAGCCGGAAGATGCTCTTCATGCGCAGCGGGGCCCAGCGCTGGTAGTCGCTCTTCGTCGCCGTGAAGCGCTTGACCGTCTCCCAGTTGAGCAGGATCAGGCGGCCGTCGTAGTCCTTGAGCTCCTTGGCCTCGGCCGGCTGGATGTTGTAGGGCCCGGCGTAGAACGTCGTCATGGCCCGGTCCTGCCGCTGACCGAGGAGCACCTGGCGGTAGAGCTCCCACTCCATCTCGTCCGCGCGCCACGCGAGGCGCTCGCCGCCGAAGGCGTCCACCTCGACCGGGAGGATCTTGGTGGAGTCGAGCACGGCGATGCGCTGGGGGAACCAGACCTTCTTCTTCGTCTTGCGGGCGTTGCCGTTGTCAGTCTTGCCGCGCACCTTGAACTCGGTGTAGCCCCAGTAGAAGGCGCAGACCGCCTGGCTGCAGGAGTCGTCCTCACGCCACATGCGGCGCACGACGGCGTCGAGGTTCTGCTCGGCCGCCATCTGGTTGAAGAGGTCCGTGGTCACCACGTCCTCGTGCTCCCACTTGATGCCCTGCAGGGCAATGCCCTCGGTGATCTCGAGGGCATTGCTCGCGGTGTCGTCCTCGGCCCCGATGCGCCGGGCGATCCTCATCTCGGAGAACACGTCCTTGGCGGACTCGAAGTCGGGCCGGTCCAGCGGGCCGACGTTGGCCTTCTGGTTGTTGATCCACGACTGCAGGCTCGAGGCCACCTGACGGATGGTGCCGTCGAGGCCCTCGAGCTCCTGGGTGCCGTCGGCATACATGACGCCGACGTCGATGGTGTGGGGCTCGAGCTCGACAGCGCCCGTCTCCCGCTCGGTCACGATGTCGCTCACGGTGCGCCTCCTGGGCCACGAGCCATGTCAAGGTCCTGGCGCATCATGGCGATGCGGGACTGGGCGAACTTGTACTGCCGGTCGATCTCGTCGAGCACCGGCTGGACCTGCATCGTGCGGACCTGCGCGAAGGTGCGGTCGAAGGGCTCGATGAGGCGGAGCTCGGTCCACATCTCGGTGAGGCGCGCGGAGTAGGCGCTGGCCTC